CTCCCGCGTCGCCTTCTTCGCCGGGCCCGCCGGCGGAGCCCCCGACCGACGAGCCCGGCGAAGAAGGCGACGCGGGAGAGGGCGGTGGTGACGATAGCGTCATCTGCGGCGAGCTCCACCGCCAGTGCCTCATGACCGACCAGACGTACGAGCGTGATCAGGCGTTCGGCCGGTTGGTCCCTGCCGACGTCCGCGCGGGCTACCTTGTCTGGGCCCCCACGGTCGTCAGCTGGATGCGCCGCTCGCGGATCATGACGTGGCTCGTAGCGGCGATCGCCCGGCCGTGGGCCCGGGAGATGGCGTACGGGGACTCGAGGATCGGCCGGGTGATCATGGCAGTTGGCTGGGTCGTCTGCGCCCGTCTCGGGCGGCGCGTGAGCGTCGCCTGAGCGTTCTCGACCGGGCCGTCGTCGTGCTCGTCCTGGGGATCGCGCTGATTCTCTTCTTCGACGTGATCTGGGAACCGTGACGCTCACCATCTTCACCTCCAACCAGCCCCGGCATTCTCCAGCGACCCCTTCCTCGCCGGCATGCAGGCGATCAAGCGGGGGCACGAGATGCTCCGCACTCTCCTCGGCATCCGGGAGCCGTGGATTCCCGTGATGAAGAACGACCGGGAGTGTGAGATTGCCTACCATAGGTCCGTTGATTTTAACGAGGCGGTAGCAGGCGAATACCTCAAGAGGCTCGACGAGGTTTGAATGACGCAATGACGCCGAGCCAGTGGGACGACATGATTTGGCCGATCGTGGACTGGCCGCCGGACCCGGAGCAAATCTCGCACGTCATCACGCTGGCCATCGCCGCCGAGCGCGAGACATGCGCCCAGATGCTCGAGGCGCTGGCGGATGACCTGACGCGACGGATTTGTGAAGAGCGAATGCCCTTTGAGATGACCGTGAGGACCCGGGCGGCCGTCGCGGCGTATTACACTGCGGCCGCCGCGATCCGGGCACTCACGTGAGGACGGCGCGCGAGCAGTTCTTCCCCTCGGAGCTGTACTGGCTCGATCGCGTCGGGCCCGTCTCCCGACTGACCCAGGCCCACGGGGGCGTGGCGAGCGACGTCGAGGACCTCGTGACGATCGACCCGAACGGGTCGCCCCTGCTGGTAATGTTCGACCGGCTGATCGAGCCGGACTGGGCCGACCGCGTGGGCGATCTCTACTTCCGCGTGTCCAATGAGCAGATCATCCTCGACGCCCGGGTGACGTTGCACTGGCCCACCGTGGCTGGCGTCGCGACGTGGAAGGGCTACGACGCGCCCTACATGATCCTGAATCTCTACGAACTCCTGATGCGGCTCGCGTTGGTGGGGGCCGGTCTGATCCGGCTCTACGGCTACCGGCATCCCCATCCGGTCAACCGGAAGTTCATTCCGATGCCGTGGGCGGACGTGTACGTGGTGGCACTCCTGATCGCCCGCGACGGTGGGGCGCTCCGGGTGGAATGTGAACCGGCGGCGCCGACTCCCCTGTACCTGGCGGGGTGGCCGTGACGACGCCCCTCTCCGTCGTCTACTGCCTCGCTCGGCGGGCGCATTACAGGTACGATCAGCGTCGCGCACGGCGAGTCGTCTAGTGCTGGATTTGCGCGAACTCGGCGCGCTCTCCCGGGACGAGCTGGTCGCTCGGGCCCGGAAGAACCCCGTGTGGTTCCGCTCGGTCCTGACGCAGATGACGACCGCGGTGGAAACGGATCGCAAGGAATGCCAGCTCGCGTACTACCAGGTCCGCAACGCGGATGCCTTGACCGTTCACACGAGCACGAAGCGGGAGATTGCGCTGGTGGGGGGCAGTCGCAGCGGGAAAAGCGACACCTCGCTGGCGGAGCTGTCGATCCAGACCACCGGCCACATTCCGATCTCGCTGATGGGCGTCTACCCGCGTGAGAAGATCCGGGCCCCGATACGCGCCCGCGTCGTGTGCAACTCGTTGACGGACACGCTCGAACCCGTCATCAAGCCGAAACTCCGGTGGGATCACTGGAACGGAGCCGGGGACCCCTCGGAGGGTCGGGGGCATTGGGGCTGGATTCCGCGTAAGTGTCTGGTCGGCGGCTCGTGGGAGAAAGCATACTCGGAACGGTATCGCACGCTGCACGTCACCGTCGACTCCTACTGGCGTGGCCCCACCGGGGAGGTCAACTCCGTCAGCGGCACCTCGTCGATCCAGTTCATGTCCTACGATCAGGAGTTGTCGGCGTTCGCCGGTTCCTCGCTGCACCTGATCTGTCACGACGAGCTTCCGCCGGCGGACATCTACCGGGAGAACCGTCTCAGGACGCTCGACGTCCGCGGCCAGATCATCACGGCGTTCACCCCGCCCGATGAAGCCGGCGTGGCGCAGACCGACGCCACGTGGTTCTTCGACGAAGTCTACGAGCCCGGCCTGCCCGGTCCGAATCAGCACGCCCAGATTGATGCGGTGACGCTCTTCACGGAACGGAACACGATCCTTTCCGCAGAGGACATCCAGGCCATCGCGGAACGGCTGACCGATGAGCAGCGCGCAGTCCGGCTCTACGGCCGGTTCATCCACCTCTCGGGGGTCGTCTACTCTCTGTTCGAGCGCACGTACGCGACGTGGTGCTACCGCTGTCAGAAGCGCGTGCTCGGGATGGACGGTACCTGTCCCTCCTGTCACGGCAACGACATCGGGACATTCACTCACGTCGTCGAGCCGTTCCCGATTCCCCCGGGGTGGCCCGTGGTCATGGTGATCGACCCGCACCCGAGGAAAGCGGACGCCATCGGCTGGTTCGCGGTCGCCCCGTCGGACGACTGTTATCTCGTCGGGGAACTTGAAGCGCAGGGGACGGCCAAGGACGTCGTGAACACCATCCGCTCCTTCGAGGAGCAGCACCGGATACGTCCGGTGAAGCGACTCATGGACCCGAACATCGCCACCGAGACAAACGACCGGATGCAGCGGGGCTGGACGATCCGCAAGGAATACGACGCAGAAGGGCTCCGCTGCGATCTGGCGAACGACGAAATCAACGCGGGCATCTCGCAGGTGCAGGAATTCCTGCGCCCCGATCCGAGGACACGGCGCCCGCGCCTCAGCATCTTCAACACCTGCCCGCGTATGATCTACGGTATGACGCACTGGACGTGGGACGAGTGGATTCGAGGGGGCGACCGGGAACCGAAAGAAAAGGTGCGCGACCGCCACAAGGACTTCCCCGATCTGGTGCGCTACTTCGTGTTGGATCGCCCCTCGTTTCAGGGCTACACGCGGGGGCTCGCGTTCCGACATAGGAGAACGGGATGAACCTGATGGCCTGCCTGATCCACGGAATGGCTGGTCAAGCGCCGTGGAGCTGCTGGATCTGTGAGGCGCTCACCCGGAACGATTGCGTCCTCGGATGCTCGGCCAAGGACGACGTCTACCTGTGCCGGCGCTCGCCGCCGGCGGGTGACTGTTCGTGCTTGTGTCACTTCATTACGGTGGCGGATTAGAGAGCGTGTTCCGACACAGGAAAAACGGGATAATGGCGACCGAGGTGCAGCACGGTCTCAGGCCGAAGTTCAAGGCGAAACTTCAGCGGGGGAAGTACGGCTGCGTCGTGTGCGGTCAGTACACTACGACGCCCGGACTGACGGCGGCCGGCGTGGCCGTCGTGCATTGGAACTCCAAGCGTCGCATCAAGCGTCAGGCGGAATTGCTCGGGATGCGGACAGCGTTCCTTTGCTGGTTCGTCGTGCAGTACGAACGCCTCGGCGGAAGCTGGAAGGACGGGGTAGAAGCCGTCACGCGCTATCCCTTCCGGCGCCTGCGGCGGCGCATCGTCAAGCTGCGAAAGCAGAAGAAGCGCCTCCGGTGAGCGACGAACGCTGGGCCGAGATCTTCGCCACGAAGCCGCGCCTCGTGCTACCCGGGACGGTGCCGCGGGTCATGCCTCTGCCGCCTGAGGGCCCGTCCTGCCCCGCGCACTGTTCCGGGCGGCACGTTCACGATGCGTGGCTGACGTGTCGGCGATGCGGAGGCCGGGCCTACCGCGTGATCCTCCACGAGTTCAAACCCCCCGGCGGGCCGGGCCACTACTTCACGGGGCTGGAGCCGGTCAACGGCTCGCCCCCGTTCATTCCAGCACGGACGCCCGTCTGCTGCGGTGACACGATGCTGAGGGTGTTCCGATGATTCCCTGCGACGGCTGCCGGCAATCCGTCGAGGCGGAAGCGGTCAGGCTCGCCGCCGCCGAGGGCAACCAGGCGCGTTACTGCGAGGATTGCCGCGCCCTCTATCAGCAGTTTCTTGCCGCCTGTCTGGTGACGGAGGAGAAGTTCAACCGGCTGTTGGATCAGGAGATCACGGCGATCCGTGAGCGCGTCCCCCTGCTCTTCGTGCCTCAAGACCTGCCGCGGCGTGCGCGCCCGCTGGAGGGCCTGATCCTTGGCTAAGATGTGCGTTCGCTGTGACAGGAAGTTCGTCGACACCATGGTGTCGTGCCCCGATAGCAAGCCCGGGTGCGCGGTCCTTCACATCGCCGAGCGCTGTCCGCAGTGCGGCGGGGCCGTGTACGTCAGGGAAGCGGCGCATGGCTGACGACTACGCGAACCCCTTGAACCTCGCGGCCCCGGACGAGACACCGGAGGAGAAAAAGTCCGACGGCCCGAAACTTCGCAAGCGCCGGATGACGATCGACGCCGCGGACGTCGTGCAGGGCGTCATTGAACGGGTCGACGACACGATGGGCGCGCGGCAAACGTGGCTTGACAAACGGATGGAGCGGTACGCGAAATTCCGTGGCTGGACCCAGCGGGAATCGCCGCCGTGGGAGGGGTGTTCAAATCATCACTACCCCGCCATGATGGCGAACGAACTCCGCGTCGAAGCCGGCCTTTTCAACGCCGTCATGGGCATCCGGCCCATGATGGAGCCGAAGGTGCGCCGCGATCTCCGGGAGGCGGCGGAAGCGGCCAACGGGTTGATCGACCATCAGTTGTTCGTCGAAGCGGACGGCGAGCAATTCGTGCAGAAGTACATCGCGCAGTTCTGCAAGGACCCCTGTGTGTTCAGCTTTCAGCCGTGGGTCAAGTATTCGTCCCGCCTGACGGACGTGCGGGTGCTCCAGCACGACGACCGGCCGCTCATCGAGTTCATGGCCGAGCAGATTCAGGCGTTGTTTCCCCAGGTGACCGAACTCGTCGCCCGGAACGAGACGGGGACGCACTGGGCGGGGACGTTCCTCAATGAGGACGGGCAGACGACGGACGTCGATTTCACCGTGTGGGACAAGGACGAGGCCCGGCTGGAGCTGATGGCCGTCTGGGACGCCGTCGTGTTCGACGGTCCCGTGGCGATCGTGGACGATCTCGAGGACGTGGTCGTTCCTGTGCGCTGCGAGAATCCGCAGCCGGTGAGCCCGCAGAACCCGAAGGGCGCGCCGTGGGTCGCCCGCATGAGCCGGATCACCCTCGACGAGCTGCGCAGAGGCGAGAAGGACGGCATCTACGATCTGATCTCTCCCGAGGACTGGAAGAAGCTCGACGCCGCGGCCGGGGGCCGGGTGCCGACCGACGGGGGAGACACCGACGACGCCCCGAAGCAGCAGAAGGACGACGCGGCGGGGATCAGCCCCGGCGGGCCCCACGACTACGATCGGCAATGGCTGACCCTGATTCAGTGGTTCGGGGGCTGGGACGTCGATGACGACGCGTTGCAGGAAGAAGTCATCTTCTGGGTCATCAAGGAAGCGGAGGTTCTGATCCGGGCCAAGCACCTGACGGAGCTCTATCCCGGAATGCCCCCCAAGCGCCCTCTGTCGCACACGTGCTACATCCCCGTGGAAGGGCAAATCTACGGCATCTCGCTGCTCGAGGTGATGGAAGGACTGCATGACTTCCTGCACGTGATGCTGAACCAGATGACGGACAACGGCGATCTGGCCAACCGTCCTTTTGGGTTCTACCGGGCCTCCAGCGGGATGAAGCCGGAAACGATCCATCTCTGGCCGGGGGATCTCTATCCGATCGACAACCCGATGCAGGACGTCCACTTCCCGACCCTGCCCCACGCCGATCAGACGTTCGGGTTCAACATGGTGGGTCTCGCCAAGCAGTTCATGGATGACGTGACTCAGATCGGGCCGATCCAGAGGGGCCAAGTGCCCGAAGGTAAAGCCTCGGCGCTCAGGACGCTCGGGACGACGATGGCTATTCTCCAGCAGGGCGCGGCCATGCCAGAGCAGGTGCTGCGCCGGCTGTTCATGGGCTTCCGGCAGATGTGGGAGCAGTTCCATCTCCTGAATGGCCGCTTTCTGAAGAAGCGTAAACAGTACCTCGCCACGGGCCAACTCGAAGAGCACGAGGACCCGTACCGGGAAATCAGGGACCCACTCGACATCGCCGTCCCGATCGCGTGGGACTGGCAGCCGACGCTCCTCAACACGAACAAGGGACTGGTGCAGCAAGCCTTGCAGGCGATCGGTATGGCGGTGTTCAACCCGCTGTCGTTCCAGGTGGGGACGGTCGGTCCCGAGCAGTACTACAACTGGCAGGCCGACTTAATTAAGGCAACGGCGCTTGACCCGACGCGGTACATCAAGAAGCCGCCGGGGGTGGTGTCCGGTCCGAAGATCACGGCCGAAGATGCCGCCCTCGCCATCATGGAAGGCCATCCTCCAGTCGGGACTCCGCTGGAAGATCCGGCTGAACACCTCGCGAAGTTTCAGCAGCTCATGGCGGACATGGAGCAGAAGGCCGCGGCCGATCAAGTAGAACTCCCCGCCCTTCAAACGGGGCTCGCGCAGGCATACATCGCGCAACTGAACATGCGCATTCAGCAGGCCATGCAGGCCCAGCAACTTGCCGCGGCAGCGGGCGAGTTCTCCAACACCCTCGGGAATTCCGGGGGAGGTCAAGGAAGTCAGCCATCGGCCGGCGAACTTCCCGGAATGCAGACTGAGGCTCCGAGCAGTGATGAGTTGGCAGGTGCTACTCAGAACTTATAAGCGGTGTCCGGGGTGCGGCGATGACCGACCTATCGAGGCTTTCGTTCTACATCGCTCGCTATGCGCGAATCGCTTGGCGGGGGCGACGGGGTGAGCCAGAGCGGTTCCGAGCAGGGCAGGGACGTGATCGTGGATGAGCCCCGCCGGCCTGTCCTTTACGACGCGAAGAACCGGCCGCTCTCTCGTGTGGTCGGGTTCCGGTCTCGGGACCGTGAGGAGCGTGAGACCTCGAAGTGACCCTCCCACCCCCGCGCATTATCTTGACCATGACTGGAGTCGGTTCGCCCTGCGCCTTCTGCCACGGTCCACTGGAGAAGATTCACCGGCTCCGGTGGTGCGACTGCGCTCTGTGCGGCCCTTGCATTGGCGGGGTGGTGTGGTCGTGTCCAGTCTGCGGGGCCCATCCCCCTCCGCTCGAGGATGTGGACATCAGCGCTCATTACCTGGACATGGCCGGCGATCTCTCCGGGGTCGTATGGATTGCGGGTCTTTGTGTGCTAGCCGGCGCGGCGCTCTTCATAAACTGGCTCCTGTCGTGACCCTCCTTTGGCTCCTCGCCATGGTCTTTTTGCCAATCACTGCCTACGGGCTGGCGTGGTTCTTTCGAGGGTACGGATTCTCGACCCGGGACGTGCCCTCCGACCTCTACCGGATGGTGACTGGCACCCTCTTCGCCGGCTGGGTCGACCCGGGCCTCGGCGTCCTCGCGGCGTCAGGATGCGTCTGGTGGTGGTTCAAGGGCTGGCCTCGCATCTCCGGGGGGCTTCTCTGGCCCTTCGTGGCGATGGGGGTCTTTCTTGGTCTGCAGGCCCCCCAATGGGCGCTCGATGCGTGGCTGACGGCCCTCCTCGTCTTCGGGGTCGCCCAGACGGGCCTCGGGATCGCGCAATATTTCAAGGCGCCGGTCTTCTTCGACGGCACGAACATCCACGGGACCTTCGGTCACCGGACGGGGCTCGGCATCTATCTGGCCCTCCTGATCCCGCTCGGGTTCCTGACCGACTACGGGGTCTGGCTGGCCGTTTTCTATTCATCCGGCGTCTTCCTCAGCCGCTCCAGCGTGGCCACAATGGCAACGAGCGCCGGCCTTCTCTGGGTCGTGCCGTCAGCGTGGCTCTGGATGCTGCCTGCCATTGTCGGGGCCTTGGGCTACCGGATGCTGAAGATCGGCAACCAGCCGGGAGGCTGGAAGTTCCGCCACCTTGGAGACTCCGTGTTCGCCCGCAGACGCATCTGGGAGGTCACTGCCCGGAAAAGCGTTCAGTCGTGGCGTCAGGTCCTCCACGGAGCCGGCCACGGGGCGTTCCAACAGCAGGCCCGGACGTGGGTTCGTTCTGAGGGAGTCCAGACCGGGGAGGTCTACAACGAGGCCCACAACGACTACCTTGAAGCTTTCTACGAGAACGGGCTCGTGATCGTGCTCGTCCTCGGCTGGTGGCTCTACCGCTACGGGGGGGCGCTCGCGCCGGCCGACCCCGTGACCGGATCGGTGGTCGCCCTGGGGGTGTCCTGTCTTGCCAACTTCCCGACACGGGTGGCGACCTTGGCGACGGTGGTGCTCATGGTCGGGGTACTGCTGATGAGGAGGGTCGCGTGACCATCACGAGCGAAGACTGGCAGAAGTACACGAATGAGCACCTCCGAGGACCCCGCCCGGTCGTCACCAACGAGCAGAAGGCGGCGGCGACCCGGGCCGAACAAGCCCTGAACCACCCCGGGTTTGCGATCCTCCAGGACGTGCTCTCCAAGCACCGGACCCGGGTCGAGCAGGAGTCGAAGAGTGCTGAGTACCGGCTCGCCCACGGCCGCGGGGTCACCGCCGAGGAAGTGCACCGGCTCCGGGAGGACATCGCCTGCTGTTCGGGCTGGCTCAAGGCGCTGGAGATCGCGCTCGATGTCCTGCCGGAGGTGGTCAAGGCGGGGCGCGAACCTACGTGAAAGTGACGGCGGCCGAACTGGACGTCACGATCCGGGCGTGGTTAGGCGCCGGGCACTCGGGTGACATCGTGCTGCACGTCATCGGGGGCCGGATCAAGTCCTGCGATTTCAAGGAACACTGGGAGGTGAGTTCTGGAGATCTTCCGCACACGTACACGACCGCTTTTGTCGCCCAGAAGTAATGTGCTAGGATTCTGGTCATGAACCGGCGCGGGTTCTTTCGTATGCTCGGAGTGGGAGCGGCCACAGCCGCTCTGGCTCCTGCGGCTGCGGTCGCAGGCGTGATCGCGCCGCCTCCGGTGTACGGGCGGCCGGCGATCCCGACCCTGAAAGTTTTCACTCCCCGTGACGTCCTGACGGCAGCCGACCTGAATCACAACTTCGCACTCCTCATGAGGAAGCAACTCACCATGTAACGCACAGTGTCACGGAAGCGGGTCACCTCGACACCACGAGCCCCCGGGTTTCACACCCCGGGGGCTTTTTCTTTGTCCGGGGACCCCGCACGGTCGCTCACGGCTGGCCGACGCAGCCTGACATCGAGGAAAGGCTCGGATCTATGCGCGGTGCCGGCGCCTAACTGGGCGGATCGAAGACGAGGAACCGACATGGCGGACGAGACAGCGAACGAGACAGAGACGACGACCGAAGAGGGAGTCACCGAACCCGTCGTAGCGACGGAGGGGCGGACGCATCCCCTTGAACCCGGAGGGGTCCGCTTTGAGGACGTCGTCCGCGAAAAGAACGAGTACAAGGCGGAGGCTGCCGCCCTCCGCGCTCAGGTCGCCCGCCAGCAGGAACCACCGAAAGACAAGCCCGCTCAGACCCCGACGTTCTATTCCACTGAACAGCTGCAAGCGGCGGTCGACGCCGGGCGGATCACTTCCGCGCAAGCGTCCGATCAACTGGCGTGGCAGCGGGCCGAACAGATGCGTCAGCAAGTGGGGGTCGAGGCTGACCTCCGCCAGAAGCGCGCCTCGGCCACGGCCGAGGTGAATCAGTACCTCGATCGGGTCCCCGCCCTCAACGATTCGACGTCCAGGGAATTCTTGCGCGCCTCTCGCGCCGCCGCCGAGATTGCTGAAGACCTGGGGGCGGATA